ATCTACTGGTCCACCGTGGGTTTGACCTCGGTGGGCCGGTAGTAGTGCTTGGTGAATCCCTGAGTGGGATCGAAAGCGCCGCCGCCGTTGATGCCGCGCTGGGCAGCGGCTTCATTGCTGCCCCAGTTGAAGTTCGTTCCACCCGGCAGTGTGGCTTGCATGTGGTGGTCGTTGAAGCCGACGTTGAATGCGCCGGGCACCATCTCATTGGTCGGCATGAAGCCGTGCTCGACAAGCCACTGATCGGCGTTCGAAGTCGCCATCGAGCGGCCTTCGGTGGGCTGCCCGTCCATGATCGCGATGAGGTCTTCGATGGCGCTGGTGCAGTCACCGAGACCCTGCGTGATGTCGGCCTGGCCCTGGTCCTCGTTGGCGTTGAGGTAACGGCCCGGTTGGGCCTTCCCGAGAAGTTCAGCGTCGCTGCCATTCCACGTAGTGTTCGGCAACGTCGGGAAGTCGCCGGTTAACAAGCCCTTGATCGCGGCCAGTGCCTTACCGAATCCGGTGTTAGGGCCGAACCACTCGCCGCTCGAACCTTCCTTCCACGCTTGGAAGAACTTGTTCGTCAGATCCAGTGCTTGATCCAACTGGCTGTTCAAGAAGCTGAAGAACGACTCAGACGCCGGCTTCAGGTCGGCCGACAGTTGGTTCTTGAACATCTGCCAGTGCTCGGAGAAATCCGCCGTCTTATCGGTGGCTCCTTGAATGCTGTTGGACACACCCTCAAGTGAGGTCGGCAGCTTGTCGATCTCAAAGCGGCTGTCGATGATCGACTGGAGGATCGGCCCGAAACCCTTGCCGAAATACTGCTCGGCCATATCGCGGGCGCCACCAGCGCCAAGATCATTCCCCGCGTCGTGCAAGGCTTTGATCTGAGTGACCATGTCCCGCAGACCTTGAACCGGGTCCTTACCGGCAGCATTCAATTGCTTGAACGCTGTCGTCAGACCGCGCATCGCCTGGTCGGCCGGCACGCCCGCATCCTCGAACAACGCAATGGTCGCCGCAGCCTGCGTGGCCGACATGCCGAACCCGGACAGCACGGTGCCGCCCTTGTCCAGGGTGGCGATCAGATCATTGACCGGAATGCCGGTCTTCTGGAACGTGCTGTACAGCTCGTTAAGGAACGGGATCTGCTCCTGGGCGTCGACTTTGAACATGCGGAACACCATGCCCAGGCCGCGCATATTGGTTTGATCGCCGGTGAGTTTGTTCAACTCGGCGATCTGCTTGATCATCCCGCCGAGCTGATCCCCCGACAGACGCAACGACTGCACCGCCTGGGCGGCAATGCCACCCAGCTCTTCCTGCGTGGCGGCCGTCGTCGTCGACACCGCAGCAACCTGATCGGTGATCGACTTAAGCTCATCGCCGAACTTGCCCGTCTTGGCAGTGATGTTGTCGGAAATGTCATCCCACATCCGACCCATGTCGTACAACTTCGTCGCCGCAGCCACCGCACCCACCGCGACCGCAGTCACCCCACCGATCGCGATAGCAGCCGCGGCTCCAACACCACTGAGGCTTGACGCCAGCGTTGACGCCTGCGAGGTGATTCCGCCGAAACGGGTTCCGGCAGTGATGTTTGACAGGGTCGACAACATGCTGCCGGCGGCCCGATCGGCCTGCTGGAATGTCGCAGCCGTATCCCGAACAGCACGTTCGGTTTCCCGGGTGACCTTCGCCAACCGTTCCTGCTGGGCGATCAGCTTCGCCCCGCCGGCGCCCTTCTCCTGCAACTCGTTGAGCTTCTGCTGCTCGACACGCAACTTGCCCGCAGCATCGGCGGCCTTGTCGAACGCCTTCTGCATATCGGCAGAGTTGGAGATCGACTTCGAGAACGACTTGGAGAAGCCGGTTCCGGCTTCGGAACCGGCACGGTTGAAGTGCTTCTCGACTGTCGTGGAGGAATCACGGAGCGAGCCCTCAACAACCTTGGTGATCACATCAAGGGTGATTGCCACCGGGTTGCTCCTCTCCGCGAAGTTCTCGCAATGTGTCTTGGTGTCGCTTCAGTCGGTACTCGTCGGCCGAGTCCTCTTCGGCGATCTGCATCGGGGACTTCAACATCGACGGCATGTAGCCCTTACCGTCAGCCCGCGATAACGCCATCTCATTGACCAGGCGGGCGTTGACGTACTGGTCTTCGCTCCAGTCACCGCCCCGCACCGCCCACGTCTTGAACGCGGATTCATCTGGCAGACCATCAAGCAGGGCGATCAGCCGGCGTGAATCCATCTCGCCGGTAAACCAGTCACGAATATCTACCCGGTAGAAGCGCAGGAAGTCGGATTCGATTTCGCGGGAGTACAGACACCAGATGGCGAAGGCGTTAGAGACTTTTGGAGTCTCCGCGGGTCTCCCGGTTCTTCCGCCACTGCGCGAACTCGTCGTCCATCTGCGCCATCAGCATGGAGACCAGGCCGTAGGTGCCGCCAGCCGCCTCAAACCGGGTCGCTTTCTCCTGACCCCACAGCGCGGCCAGATAGCGCGATTCGAACGGCGGGTCGACCGGCTTGCCCTTGATGCGGTGCGGGATCACCAGCACCTTCTCCGTCAACGGCTTACCGGTGTCGGGATGGGTGATGATTTCGTTGGTCAGCGGGTTCTGAACTTCGATCTCGTCGTGGTCGAGGGATTTGACCCACTCGTCGAGTTCGGCCATCGCTTTGATCTGGGCCGGTGACCACAGCACTTTGGCGCGGATCTCGTAGATCTCGCCGTCGTGCTCGATCTCTTTGACACCGTCGAACCCGAAGTATTGGGTGACCTGGGTGACGGCGTCCTCGAGGGAGAGTCGGCGGCGGTTCTTGGCTTCGTCGTGAATCGTCATGGTGGGCTGTTTCCTTTCGGGCTGTTAGGGAATGACGAGCATCTGGCCGGCCTGCAAGTCGTCCTCGGTCACGCCGTTGGCGGCGCCGATCAGAGCGGCTTTAGATTCGTCCCCGTCGTAGAGGCGGGCGGCGATGCTGGCCAGGGTGTCGCCAGTGACGGCGGTATAGATCTGCGGCACAGGCTTATCCCTTTCGATCAGTGGTGGGCTTGGGTTACTTCATGGGGGTGGCTCGCCGGGTGGGCGCCAGCCCACCGAGGGGATAAGACCCCGGAAACACCCACCCGGCGAGGGCTTATCAGCTACCCAGGTCGCGCCAGCCGTCGCCCTCACGCACGATGTACACCGGGGTGTCCACGTAGGGGCACACCAGGGCGCCGTAGGTCAGATCCAGGTCGTCGGGGTCCTTGCGGTTGAGCTGGGTGGAGCCGACCTTCTTCCGTGCCACGCGCGGGAAGATGTAGGCGAACCGCTGGTCGCCGTCCTCGGCCAGGGCGATGATCTGACGCTCGATCAGATCCGACTCCGACGGCTTGGACACCGTGTAGCCGGCCGCACCCTCAGTGCCCAGGTTGGCCAGGGGCAGATCGAAGCGCAGCGCGTCGACGATCGGGTTGGACTCGCGGCACACGAACTCGATCTCGTCGTTCTCGTCGGTGATGTCCCACCGCTGAGCCCGTCGGGCCTGGGCGACCTTGACACCCTCGACGCTGACGTCGGGGGTGAGCTTGATGCCGGTGTCCGACAGGGCGCCCACGTCGTACCACTGGCCGCCGGCGAAACCGGTACCCAGCAGATCGTTGCGGTACAGGCCGTCAGTGGCGTAGGGGCTGAACCAGCCGGCGGTGTTCAGTCCGGCAGCCGACGCCTTGAGGTTGGTGGTGGAGCCGCCGTAGTCCCTGATGAGGACGTTGGTGATGAGGCCCTTGCGGATGCCGAGCGGGTTCCAGCTATCGCCATAGGCGGCAGCCCACTCAACGCCAGTTGAAGGCAGAGGCATAACTGTGTTTCCTTTCGAGATGCCCTGCACAGCAAGGCGGAACACCACAACCGATTAGTTGTGGCGGTCGGTGGGCTTAAGACTCAGGACCCCGGCAGGTAGATGCGGGGCAGGCGGATGTCGACGCTGTAGCGGGCGACAAACCGGGAAATCGGAGCAGCTTCGGTGAACTGCAACCACGTCGGCGACTGGCTGGTGCTGACCGAGTCGACGAACACCTTCACACCAGTAGAAAGAGTGACCCGCTGCTGCGGCGCAAACGGCGGCCCCAACTGAAGCATCCGCTCATGGGTGCGGCGGGCTTCACTCTCGGCGGCCTCAAACGTCGCCGCGAACGTATCAACCTGATAGACGCCGGAGTCGACAACCTTGTCGTCAGATCCGGCTACCCGCTGCACCATCCGAAACGGCAGAGCAGCTCCTGGGCCGCGAGTCGGGCCGACCTCACCCAGCGGGGTCAGCCATTGAATGATCAACTCAATGCCGGAGATCACTGGTCGGCCTCAATATTCTGGGTGTAGATGTGTTTCTCGTCGCCGCCGAAGTGAGCGGCGGTCTTGGCGCGGGGTGCGAATGCTGGCGTGGGAGCTGGATCACCGGTGCCGAACTCGATCCAATGGGACTTGAAATCCTTGGCCCCGACGCGCTTGGCCGGCATTCCCTCGATCAACATGTTCTTTTTGAACACCTGGACCGACGCCGCATACTTGCCCTCGTCTACCGGGGAAACAGAACGCCAGTAGTCGCGGACCTTGGCGGCGAAGTCGTCCAGTTCTTTTCGAACCGCGGCGGCCTTTTGCACCTGCTCCATAATCTGACGGGCAATCTCGTCCTGTGACGTCATGCGATCTGCTTCTTGAGGTCAACCGCAATATGGTCCGTCACCCCGGTCAAATCGACCTGGGGGCGGGCACCCAACACCTGAAAGGTCATCGCGTTGTAGAGGATCTCGGAGGCGGTGGTGACCGCCAGGGCGGCGGCGACCGGAGGTAGGAAGCACTTCCACATCTCGGTCTCGACGTCGGTGAGGCTGACGGTCTCGCTGGTTGAGACGGGTTGCATCGCGCAACCTTTCACCGTGACATCGACAGCAGTCTTGACCGGCTGATTCATCCGGTCCCGGCCCGACGTCGTGTAGTTACGCACAGTGACGGTCTGCG